GGAAAAGTGACCGCCGCGGTGACCCCAAAACTTGAAACGAATGTTAACAAGTTGCGTCTTTTTTACATCGTAGATCATGTCCACTATTTGATCGCGTCTTATCTAAAGCCAGTAAATGATTACATACAGGCTTATAGAGGTTTGCGGTCCGGTGATCATCAGGCATTTCAAGGCGGAATTCGTTTAGCAACAGCTCTGGGTTGTGACGCCAACTACAATGAGACTTACGACTCCTATTCTCAAACAGACGCGTCTGGTAAGGACTTGGGAACTCAACCGGAGGCTATTCAAGCTGCGTACTCGTTAATCGCAACATTGTATGAAAGCGAGTCATTCAAGGGAAAGGCCTTTCAAGTTTTAATCGCTTGGTTAATTGACAACACAGTTTACCATTATTTGAGTTTTCGCGACTCATGGTGGTTATTGATTGGGTCAAATTTTTCCGGTGACAAGAACACTACCTTGTTGAATGTGTTCGACATCATGATCGCATACTTCGCCTATTTGGCCAATTTGGGGTACACTCCCAATGAAATAGTGAAGATCCATTTTGCTGTCTCCGGAGACGACTGTGTTTTCCCTCAGAACGACAGCATGCGTCAACGTGGACACAATTTCGCCGAAATGTACGCTTACATGAAAACGCATTATTCCATAGATTTCAAGCCAGAAAACACCAACGAGCACAAGTCCCTCTTCTCTTATTATCATCGCGGAGAGTACTATGAAGTCAATACTGAGACAAAGGGCATGAAACATTTGCAGCATTACCTTTTGCGGGGACATCCTACTCAAAAAATTGCGATGCCTACTCGTGTCCGCCCCGTGGGACGTATTGTGCAAAAGATGTGTCAGTCAACACAGTCCAATGACAATTTTACCATCGAGAACCATGTACGTCGCTTAGCGGCACTTGTTATTTCATTTGGCGCTTCGTCAATTCCGGAACACAATCTCTTGGTAGCTTTTTTAAAGTACGTGTTGGATAAGTACGACATGGAAAATGACTTGGATTCGCAAGAAGCACGGGACAAGCTTCAACCTCTCGGAATGGAACTTGGAGTCTCAATCGTCGACATTCTCAACGACCCTGTTGCTCTCCGGCAGAAGTACGACGCTGCTCCAGTACTTGTGAAACTTCTTCACACGAACCAGGTCAATCGACAACTTCACAGTAAGCGTTTCACTAAACACAGGGATTGTACTTGCTGCCCTGACGACAAGTATGAGAATTTTGATGACATCCACTAATCACAC